AGCATATCGTACTGATCGCTTTTCATAGCCGAAAGCACTCTTTGTTCTAACCGACCAAAAACACCGCCTCCGGGAAACATTAAATCTTCACCAATGCCTGTGGCTTGTTTAATTACTTCCTCAACATTCCTTCGGCTTTGTGGCAAACCGCCTTGAGCCTCTATTAAACGGTTGCGGTAGCCTTGACCCGCTATTTGGTCTGCGGCCTCTGTAGGCTCTGGCGCGTAAGGCTGTGAGGCTTTTCTAATAGGGTAAGGCAATGGCAAATTGCCAACAACAGGGTTTTGACCCATAGTGCCACCATCTTGCTGTGGCGTGTTTTGCAGACCAGCCGCAACACCAACAGTAGCTGTAGGCTTAGAACCCGCCACGCTTGGCTGAGTAAGTATTGTTTGACCTTGTGCAGTTGTGCTAATGCTTGGTGTTAATGCAGTTTCTTTTTGCGCTGGCGACAATAAAGATTGCTCTTGTGCAATCAAGTCTTTTAAAACATTAGGCCCACGTTGCGCTTTGCTTAATGGGTATTTGTAAGCCTCAATTAAATCATGCACTTCACGGCTATCAGGGTTTTCATTTTTAAGACGGTCTAATTCGCCCACAATTGTTTGTGGATCATCAATGCCCATACGTCCTAAGATTCCTAAACGGCCAGCAACAATTTGCCGCATACCTTGTGTCATTGAATTTTTTGCTGTTGTTGCATCAGTTTGGCTTTTGCTTAATCCACTTAATGAACTGATCACATCAGCGCCTGTCAACGGTGCAATTTTAGGAATGACAGCATTGATCTTGTCCATGTCAATGCGGCCATTAGTCTGCCAGTTTAAAGGGTTGTTAGTAAATTCCTGAAGTCTTAAACGCTCATCATTTTTTTGCTTTAAAACTTGGTTTTCAATCTGTGCTTTTTCCAAAGCCAAAGGATTTAATTGTTGCGCTTGTTGGTAGTTTTGAATACCACTAGCCATGTTTACCATATCCCCAAGGCTTGTTACTTGGGGTTTGGCGTAATTTACGTTCATTTGAAAGTCAGCCATGATTTATCCTTATGTCGCTCTGATCATAGAACCAAGCAAAGCAGTATTGCCAAGGTTGCTTAAAGCCGTTGCATTGTTTGCGCCACTTGCTGAAGCATTGCCAGCCAATGCACCCGCTATGCCTGTTGCAAGATTAGCAGAATTCAAACCATATACGTTTGCGGCATTGATGCCTTGACCAGCCGCAGTCGTAAGGTTTCCACCATAAGTATTAGAAGCGCCTGTTAAGTTGCTTCCATACTGGTTGTAAGCGCCCTGCAATTGGTTAGCATTGTTTGCTATGTTGCCGCCATAAGTATTGGAAGCGCCTGTCAAATTGCTACCATATTGGTTATAAGCGCCTTGCAATTGACCAAGGTTAGATGACAACACATTGTTCAAGTTGTTTGTCACGCCAGCGGTGTTAGAGCCGTAAGCAGTACCAGCATTTATCAAATTGCCTGTATTGCTTGTAAGGTTGCCACCAAGAGTATTAGACAAAGAACCTAAATTGCCGCCTAAAGTATTGCCAAGGCTTGCCAATTGACCGCCTGACGTTGTGCCAATGTTAGCCATGCCAGCCAATGTGGAATAGATGTTTTGGCGTTGCGTATTAAAGTTGTTAAACGCATTTTGATAAGCGCCTGAAGCATAGTTTTGCGTGTAGTCTTGCAAACCCCTTGCCACGTTTCCACCTATTGCACCACCACCCATGTTGCCAAGGCGTTGGTTAGCCATTTGACCTTGTTGCAATTGAAATGCGTAGTTAGGCGCTAAATTAGAATTTAAATCATTTGCATTGAACTGGCGGGTCAAATAGTCTTGGTTATTAATTAAACCTTCAGAACCAGCTTGACCAACATTTTGATAAGGTTGCTGAATGCCAACTTGTTGGTTGTAAATATCATATAAGTCACCACGGGCATTACCGTAGTTGGCATTTAAAGCATTTGCATTAGCCGCGGCTTGATCTTTTTGACCTTGATAAGTGCTACCCAACAAACCTAATTGTGTTGCGGCATTTGCTTTGATGCCTTGATTAGCTGTGTTGTACTGACCAACTTGACCACTTAACGTGTTAGTTAAATTAGTACCTAAATTTGAATAGTTGTTATACAGACTTTGATTTGTTCTGTCGTAAATATCATATTGAGAATTTAATGTTCTGTTTAAATTATTGTTTAGGTTTTGATAGTTGTTACCTAAAGCTGTGGTGTTAGCCGTGTTTAAGTTTTGAGCATTTGTGTAAGCGTTATTAAGTTGGGTGTTTGCTGTTGCACCGCCTTGAACAATTGCATCTCTTGCGTTGCTTATACCCGCTTGATTTGCAATAGCACCAAGACCAGTACCAAGAGCATTCAAGGCTAAACCTTGACCTAAAGTAGTTCCTAAAGCAGAACCAGCGGCCGCACCACCTAATAATGAACTACCCGCACCAGCCGCCCCTAAAGCGCCCAATGTTGTGCCAAGAGGAAGCGTAGAAGCACCCGCCAATGTTGTACCAAGAGCCGCATTACCAAGAGCCGCATTTGTAGCGCCTAAAGTTCCAGTTACACCGCTAAGACTGCTACCGCCTGTTAATCCACTAAGACTGCTACCAGCGGTAAGTCCTGTGCTACCACTAGCTAAAGCGGTTGTTTCTGCGGCTGTTAAAGCACCAGTTCCAATCGCTTCTGCGCCAACGGTTGCCAATGTTGAGCCAGCGGGTGCGCTACTAAGCAATCCTTCTGTCACTCCGGGAATGCCAAATGCTAATGCCGCAAGCGCTAAACCACCTATGATGGCTTTTTTGTCGCTTGTGTCTCTACTCCACGATGAAATAACAGGCTTGCCATCGGCATCCTTTTTAAGTTCATAAATTGTGCCACCACCGCCCGTGTAAGTAGAACCAAAACGCCTGTTTGTAGTTGACGCATCAGCTTGGTTTAAATCTGTTACGCCTTCATTTAAAAGATGGCGCGACATATCCAAAATAACTTGTTCAGCCGCTGACGGGGGATGGCCTAGTAGCCTTGTAGCTTCATCGTAGTTAAAACCAACACTTTCACCTTTAGTGCTAAACACACCGCCTTTTATAGCATTTGCGTCAATTGAACCCGCCACCTGTTTTGACAAAGCCAAAAGCGCATCACGGTCATAAGTCTTGCCTTGGTAATCAGTAACTTTGGTCATATCCGCATTACCAGCGTTAGCGACAAAATTGCCAACAAGTGAATTTATTAGGTTGTCCATAATTTAGGCTTTCTCAAACATTGTAGTAAGGCACTTTAAACGCCTGACCATTTACCGTGATATTTATAAACCCAACAGGGTTAGCGGGTAGCGTTGCAGACCCGGCCGTTGCAGTCGTAGCAGAACTAAAATTCAACAAGTTAAGAAAAAACTGTTGCCATGACCGCGTAGGGCGGTTAGTCGCCCCATCCAAAAAAACTGATTGTGGATAAGGATTTATCTGCTGTGTGGTTGAAAGTCCAGACGTAGCCATTAGTTTTCTGCCCCTTGTACTTTAAGATTTGCCGAAATAATGACAAAGTTCACAGGATCAGTTACAGAAACTTCAAAAATTCTGTCACGGGCTGTCCCCAATCTGCGCCAAATAGCACGATTTTTATATTTGCCAAGTTGACCAACGCCTGTCCAATGCTCATTTGACCAAGTAGAACCACCGTCATTTGACCATCTAAGCATTGCTTGAGGGTTGTTTGTGGTTGTAGATATTACAGGGGCTTGAGTCGCCAAAACGTAAGTTTTTTCAGGCTCAATTGTCAAAGTAGCACTTGCGGTAATTGTATATGTATCACCCAAATAAATGGTGTTTTCATTTGTAACTTGTAAAACGCCAGAAGTGCCAGTAGTTCCCACGCCCGGCTGAAATTGAATCTGCAATTCATCAAAATACTGACGCTGAAACTCAGTTACCAAGTGTGGCGCTCTCCGCAATCTGCGGATATTTTGCCCATCGTCTGTGTAATTAGTTTTATCCAACTCATATAACTTACCATTTTCGTAATCGCCAACAATAACCAATCCTTGAAAAACAGCACAGCAATTACCGCGGTGACGTTGATAAGTGTTGTCGTTAGCCGTGTAAAGCCATTTATGCCATAACGCTGTAGTTGCGTCATAAGCCCATGTCAATTCCAAAGTTGGGAAAGTGACAACAAAAACCTCATGCCCCTCAAGTTGGTAAGTCCAAGAAATAGCATCGCTAACGTATTTATTGACTAAAGTGTTTTCAACGGCATGGGTAGAAATGCGCTGTGGAACATATCCCTGCATTTGCATAATCTGGGATTGACCACGATTGTTTCGTGAAACATAAGCAAATGAGTTACCAAGCCTCGAAATTGAAAATGGTGCGGCAATGCCGTGTTGGGTAGATGTGCCGGGTATCCTTTGAAACGGAAATGGCACAGCGCCTACATCAGTCCACACCTCAGACGAAATTTCACCCATCAAATAAATTTCTCGGTGATCCACAATCAAAGCCACCAAATCATCCGGTGCGCCATCTTTTAATGAAAAGCTGGTATTGGGTGAAATAGGCGACAAAAGGTCACTAGCGCCAAATTGCTGAGTTGTTGGGTTGTTATAGACAAAGTAGTTGTCAATAATGTCCACCGTGTTTGCACCGCTAAACGCACCGTCAGTAGATGGTAAAACAGAAAAGTTTATTCCATACATAGTTACGCCAATAGCTACGGTACTTGCAACACTTAACGTATAAGTTCCAACACCACCCGTCCCCGTTCCTAAAGCCGTAATAATTGTGCCAAGCGTAACGCCAACGCCACTAATAGTCATGCCAACGTGCAAAACGCCTGAAGCAACCGCGGTAACAGTTAGAACTGTAGTTGCAATAGTGGCAGTTACCACCGCACCCACAGTCGCAGAATTCATTACTGAATTTGCAACAGTTTGACTTCTGTTAATTGTGTATGTACCAATCCCGCCAGTTCCTGTGCCAAGCGCAGTAATGACGGTTTGAGACAATACGCCAATACCATATAAAGATTGACCAATAGCAATCGTGCCACTAGAAACGCTTGCAACAGTTAATGTTGTGCCGCTTGTAGAACCCGTAAACACGGCAGACGCAGGGCTTGATATATACCATGTGTAACGATAAGCCCCGTCCACAATATAAACATTGATGCCGTTGTCTGTAATCCGCACTATTCCTGTACTGGAATTAAGTTGTCCAATAACTGCGGGAACAAAATTAGCTGTAAGCGCATAGACATAAGACCCACACACAGCAATAAGTTGCTCACCACCAGAAACAGCATGAAGTCCACGCACTTCTTCCAAATTAAGCAGAAGTGTTTTTAACGTCAGACCCGGTGTTGGATAAAGCGCAATCACCCCGCGCTCACCCTGTTGCTTTACAGGATCAACTTCTGGAAAAAAATTAATGCACTCTTGAGCATCTTGATAAATGCTTGGTGCTTCATACGATGCGCCAACAAAAGCAAAATCTGGCATGGTAGCCCCTTAAATAAAGCCGCCAGTAAGAATAAAACCCGCATCTTTGGCTTTACCCGTTAACAAAGAATCGGGGTAACGTGCCACAGCAAGCGGGGCCATGTTGGTGCGTTTAATAGTAGCTTTAGCTTGCCCTGCAAAGGTCTGAATCATCGTTATTTGCGTTGGTGATGCTTTGCCGTACATAGGCATCAAACGCTCTGCCAAACACCATCTAAGGCACATTGCGTAGCCTTGTGGAAGCGCTATGTCCTCATACATTGAGTCATAACGGCTAAACAAAGTGTTGGCAAACAAGTGCAGTTCACCCTGTGATGGGCTGGGCCAAATAAACAAGTTGCCTGAGTCTGCGCCAGCATTGAAGTAAACCGCTTTAGGCCACGGGCCATTTAGCGTTTTCAGTCCAATCATTTCGTAATCTTGCAATGCCAAAACTGACATTGGGTAATCTAAACCGCCACCCGTAATTGGCTGATTATTAGATGTGGTATTTACCCTAACAAAAGCTGAATCAAGGTTTAAAGGCTTTTGGTAATAAGCGGTGATGGTTGTTGATGCAACAGTCTGATTGATGTTGACTTGGTAAGTGCCTTCCTCATTGATGTTGCCACCAGCACCCGTCAAAAACTGCGTTATCTTTGTTCCCGCTGTAATGCCTGTGCCACTCAAAGTTTGACCTTGAGCCAAAGCACCAGACAAAATGCCCGTCACGGTCAAAATGTTGCCTGAAATTGAGCCTGTAAAAGAAGCACCAATAAAGTTTAAAGTTGATGGGTTAGGGCCAATCGTGTATTGAACTTGACCAGCAATCACAGGGCAAATAATTTCTGTGACATTAAAAACCATCATGTTTTCGTTTGACCATTGGTCAATCATGTCGTTCATCATCTCAAACGCATCAAGTGCCGCGTCTGGAGTAGGAGTTTCACCAGCTTCCAATGCACCAATGTCTTTTAGCGCTCGGCTAACAATGTCAAAAGGCACAGCCATAGTGTTTCCTTAACTTAATCTAAATGTGGGCGGCTTCCAAGGCAAAGCAATTTCTTGTTGTTTTTTTACCGCTTCAAGTTGCTCTAATAGTCTTGATTTTATGCTACTTACCCCGTCTTGGGTAGTGCCTTCATCAATCCAATTAGCAACCATTTCCTCAGTCACAAGGGATGTTGGAATTGTTGCTTTTGTAGGGTCAAAGTCCCAATATCCCTCAGTTTCAATTCGCAGATCATCTTCAATCAAAGCAACGTGATATTTGGCTTTAAAAATAGCTTTTGTATCACCTTTTAATTCTAAGATTTTCCAAATAAATTTCATGGCGCATCAGGCCATGTAATAGCCCAAGGGAATCCCGCTTGTGTAGGAACATCCCTCAATGCTTGGCAGTAATCTTTCCATGCTTGTGATGGAGTCATATCACTGCGAAATCTCCAATCAGTTTCAGCTAATTTTGCGTCACGAGTTTGACGAACAGATTTAGCTTGTTCAGTTGTTTCAAACGCATCAGGCGGGGTTTTTACAAACGCTGTGCCGTTCCATGTGTCTCCAATTGAACCGCCTATTGAGGCATCAATCAAGTTTGGAAATACGTCAAGTGAGTCAACCTCAATAGTGTTGCTAACTTTGCCTTCAGTAATTATGTGTGCTCTCATTATGCAACTCCAAAAATAATACATTGTCCAGCGCCACCATTGCCAGCATTAGCGCCTGTATGCGTAGCACCACCACCTCCAGCTGGTTGAACCCCATTAGTTCCAGCAACAGCCGCACCAGCCGCACCGCCATTACCACCAAACGAGGATGTCCCTGCGGCCATTAATGTCTCGGAAGTTGTTACGCCACCGCCACCGCCACCGCCATAAACAGACTTACCGCCATTGACTCCCCCATTACCTGCGCCACCAGCACCTCCAAATATTGAGTTTCCACCCGGCCCAGCACCACCACCAAAATTTTGATCAAAATAATCTGATGTGGCAGGCCCAGTAAAAGGAGAGCCACCTTTAACATAAACACCGCCAATATCTCCAACCACCCCTACAGCAAACGCCCCACCACCACTCCCACCACCGCTAGTCGCATCTTCTGCACCACGGCCACATCCGGGGCCGCCACCGAATGACGTAAGCAAAGAACCAATTGTGGAATTTCCTCCAACCGATCCACTACCGTTACTTGTAGCCCCAGCACCACCCGCGGCAATGGTGATAACTTGAGATGAACTCATTTGCGTAGAAGTCAAACTAAACGGCACACACGCACCACCACCACCACCACCAGTTCTTTTACCCGCTACATCTT